CAGTACCGAAGTAAAGGTTAGATTTCTCAGCAGCAACAGCAGTATTATCTCCAAGACCGTTAGCTACGAATAACTTAACACCGTCAAAAGAAAGTGAACCATTATTCCACCATTGAGTTCCCATAGAGTTTGTACCCGCAGCACCAAGACCAGAAGCTCCAAATCCACCTAAAGCTCTTACATAAGCTCTAGCGATGTTTTGAGAAACATAAACATATAAATCTTCAGCTCCATAAAGTGCAGAAGGAATAGCGTCTACGATTTTACCTAATTCATCGATAACGTTAGAAGCAGTTACTGTAGTTCCTGCAACTTCGTTAGCTGTTGGTAAAGCAGCATCAGTAGAAAGTAATGTGCTGAATCCATTGAATTGTCCGTTTGTAGAAGTATCTCCGGCCCAGATAGATTGCTCAGTTCTTTGTGCAACTTTAGCTGCAACGTGAGCAATTAAGAAATCAGAGAATTTAGAAGGCATAGTGCTGTGAGCAGAATACCCCATTGAAAGTGCTTCCCAATCAGAAACGAAGTCTTTTTTACAAAGCTGTAAGTTAACTTGTTGCTCTTCTGGTTGAAGAATTCTTTCAGTAAGCGTAATAGTTGAAGTAGGATCAAAATCACAAGTAGCATCTTTAACGATGTCGTTAGTAGATACCTTTTTGATAACCTCTTTTAACTTTACGTTAGGTTTTACAGTGATACCACCATTAGAAATGGTAGAACCTTCAAGTAGAGCAGCAGCGATATATTCACCTGCAAACTCACCTGCATAAGTAGTAGTAATTGATGTAGTTGTTGCCATTTTTTAATTATTAATTTTAGACTTTTATTTACTTAATCTTGATAAGACCCGGTCAAGAGTTGTTTGTGGGCCATTTTGAGAGTATAAATGTATATTTTTGCTCTCTGTTGAATTTTCTGGGCTGTGAGTTAAAGGTTGCTCATCAGCAGAAAGTTCTTGAGGAACTTCTTGCTTAGGCTCTTCTTTAGCCTCTAATTGACCCATAAGTTTTTCTACCATAGCCTTAACTTCGGCTAATTCTTCTTTACTTGCATAAGACATTTCTTCTTCTGCAGCAACTTCCTCAGAAGCATCCATTTCGGGAGCTTCCTCTAATTGTACTTCTTCTTGTACTTCATCAGTGGTTCCCTCAAGTTTTAATTCTTCCTGCACTTCTTCTTGTGCAAGTTCTTGGGTTTCCACTTCTTCAGTAGAAGATAAAAGCACGTCTTTTAGTTTAGAAACGATTTCACTTGCTTTCATATTAAAAAATTGATGTTTATAATTATTACTTATTAATCTTAAAGTGTTGCATTTTTAGGTTCCGTCACCTGTCACATTACCAACACCTTGCGCTCTTAATGAGCCGTTACAACACTTCTTAGAATATCTTTTACCGTCTTTGCATAGACAGCCTCTTGTCCCACCTTTAGGGGATGAATAACTTGGTGTTTCTTTTATTCTTTTCATTAGCTAAAGTCTGCGTTTTGTGTGCGTTGTATAAAATAAATGATATCCCAAATATTAGCGGAACCTCCATTAGAAGTGATTCTCCAGTCTGAACCATTAGTAACAAAGTCAGCATCTGTGTAGTATTGAAACATTTGATGGAAGTCGTGAGATACGTCATTACCTTTAGAGAAGTTAACATCACTTCGTATTCTGTCATAAGGTGTGCCGTTTCCACCCTCAAAATGTAAACTTAAATAAGTTTGGTTAGCGTTTGCTGCCGAACATCTAAACACCACTGTTATTTGATAGACATCATTCTCATTTATACCAAGTACTTTGTTTGTAGTACCATTATAAAAAGTGATTGATGGATGACTTCTATAAACTGCTCCTGCATTATTAGGTAAAGTAACCTCTACTCCATCGCTTAAAGCTAATTTATTAGATGAGGTGTATATGGTATCATCGTATCTTGCCCAACCGTTTACAGTTATTACATTCTGTGGATACACCACTACGTTACTTCCATTATGCCCCATATAAAGGGCGGAATCAGTGCGTAGCATTGCCCCATTCTCTATATTCACAGAAGCTACCTCAGCCTCCGTTGTGTCCTGAACGTGGACTCGATACGAACTATTTCTTGTTGTAGACATATTATTCTATTTCTCCTAAACCTTTTAGCTTAGATTCTGTCCAATTAAGCATACTCTTACCTCCCCATAGAAGATAACTTATTGTACCACAGGCATCTGGCTTACTAGGATCATAATATTCAGCAGCTCTACTCAAATAAGAGTAGATGCGTTTAAGAGTTGATACTGTAAATTTCTCTTTTCTAGCTAATTGTTGCCCTCTGACTTTACCAACCTGTGTAGCACACTTATTACCTAATTCTTCGTTTCTTTCTATTCCAAGTTTAGCATTATTTGACGCAGATTCCGGATATCCTCCATAAGATTCTAATTCAACCTCTTCAGAAAGCATTTCAAGGGCTTCTAACAGCTCATATTCTGCGTTTAGCTCCTCAATACAATCTGAAGAGAAATTCTCCTCTATAGACTCCTTAGGGCCGTCCATTTTATCTGCAAAATACCCTTCAATAGAGAATCCTTTGACTTCACCGGCCTTTACTTGATTCCAAACGTCATCATTATTCACTTTTACAGACACCATCCAAGTACCTACAGGTAAATTGAAATTATATTTTCTAGATTTGTCTTGTTTTTCATCTTCTATAATCCAAGATTCAACAACAGACATACCTTCTAACTGAATTTGATGCTCTAGAGTGCTATTATTTTGATTCCCCTTCATTAAAAACAGTTCTGAGGCTTTTCTAACGGTTTCTTCAGAGAAAAAGATGTAATATTCCTCTTCACCACTGTTTCTATATATCTTTTTATTAGGGATTAGGGCTGCACCCATTAAAATCCTCTTTTCCTTGTCTACTTCAGCAAGTTTTACCTCTTTATGCTCTTTTAAGGCTACAAAATCC